CAGGCGGCGCCGGCGGTGAAGGCTGTCTCCTTCATCAAACATGGCGGTGGCCAGATCGACGTCATTCTGCTGGGGCGCGGCGAGGATGGCGCGGTGGACGAGGCGTCGGTAAAGGCCGTTCGCGACCGGCTCAACGCCGATGACGGCGGCCAGCTGACGGACATCGTCACCGTGCGCTCGGCGCGGCCGCTTCCCTACGACATTGTCGCCGAGGCCCTGATCCCGCCAGGGCCGACGCCCGCAGTGATCCAAAACGCGTCCGTTTCCGCGATCACCGCCGCCATGAACGCGCTGAAGGTCATCGGCGGGCGTGTCCCGACCGACGCCATCATCGCCGCCGGCCGCGTGCCGCCCATGAACAAGTTCCGGCTCGTCGCGCCGACGGAGGATATTCTGCCAGAGCCTGACGAAGCGCCTTATCTGCGCTCCGTCTCGGTCACTCTTACGGTGGCGGCGTGAGCGCGCAGACGCTGCTCCCGCCCAATTCCACGCCATGGGAGCTTTCGCAATCACTGACCTCGGCCGCGCGCCGGCCGCTGCCAACCGACTTCCCGCGACGTGTCTGGGATCCGGACCTCTGCCCTGAAGAATTCCTGCCTTACCTCGCGTGGGGTCTCGGCCTCGAAATCTGGAAGGATGCGTGGCCCGAGGAAAAGAAGCGGGCGATCATCAGGCGCATCTGGCGCCTGAAGCGCCGCAAGACCACGCCGCAGGGGATCAGGGATTATGTCGAACTCACCGGGAGCGAGATCGTCAAGACGGTCCGGCCAAAAGATCGGATGTGGTGGGTTCCCGCCATGTCGGCGGCGGAACGCGCCGCCATCGACGACCGTATGCCGGAGATCCGCATTTTTCCCGCGCCGCCATCAAAAGCGGCCGGACCGGGTCAGATTTTCTTCAACCTCTCCTTCTGGGGACAGGGCGCGCGCTACGCTGACGATGCGAGGCGGTCATGGCTCGATCGGGCCGTCTATGTCGATGAGGACGGCGAGCATCCCGTCACGATCACCGGCCTCAACGGAGAGGCTGTCGACGACAGCTACGTCATCCAGTTACGGGCGAGCGCCACGGTCAAGGGCTTCTACGGAGTTGCTCAATTCGCAGAGGGGCGATTTCGCATCCCGTCAGACGCGGACCAGCATGTCATCGCCATCGCGCCGGCGGAAGGCGCGTTGACCTTCTCTGTTCCGGCAGGGCTCATTCCAGCAGCCGTCCGCCCGGAGCCGAAGGCGGAGATCGTGACGGCGCCCGTCTACAAGGCGTTCCACTGGCCGAGTTTCTTCAACGCGTCGTTCCGGACGCCCTCCGACGCGCGCGATCATCTCTATGACAGTCTGAGATTCATGGACCCGACGAAAATCGGCGCCCACGGGCGGCCCATGTCCTTCTGGAGCTGGTCGCGCTCTGGCATCCCGTCTTTTTCGGCAGAACTGACCCTGCGGGCGCCGACGCCAAAACCCCTATGGCAGTTCGGCTCCTTCTGGGGGCAAGGTTTCTGGGCCGCGACGGACCTGTCGCTGCTCTGGGACGCGTTGGAGGCCATCCGGGTTTCCCAGTCGGCGCGCGACGACATCAACGTGTCCCTGCAACTCTACCGTGAAATCACTTTCTCCGCCGGGCTTCGCTTCGGCGAGTTCGATTTCGGCGGCTATCAAAAGGCGGCTTGAATGGAAAACCGGGTCAACTTCATCGCCTATGCCGAGAACGTCCCCGAAGACGTCAATAACCTGCAAGCCTATGTCTCGGCTTCGCTCGACCATATCGTCGTCGACACGCTCGTGCAGGGCTCGAAGTTTTCAGGATTCCTGACGGCGAAAAGCGGGCCTGCGCAGGTCGTCGTGACCGCTGGACGCCTCTACAGGAATGGCGTGGTTTACGCCCGCACGACGCCCACGACATTCGACTTCACCACCCAACTGCCCGTGGCGGCGAAGAAGAAGGTTCTGATCACCGCGTGGGGAACGGAGGTCGACACCGGCGCCACGCCACGCAACGTGCTGATCGCCGCGCAGTCCACCCCGCAGAATCCCGTCTATCAGCCCCAGATCCTCGAGATCACCCATTCCCGGATCGTTAATCTCGGCACGTCAGTCGGCGCAGAGGCGCCCGATCCGGCCGCCCCGGTGATCGACGCCGCGCTGCTCTTGCTCGCCACGGTGGTGCTTTCTCCCACCGGCGTCGAGAGCGTCACGGTCGCCACAGAGAACGAAGTCGGCAATCTCGAAGACCTGAGCGACCGGGTGACGGATATCGAGACGTGGGAGGCGGTCGCCGCGCCCATGATCCTGTCGCTCGCGTCCGACATCGCCCGCATTTCCAACGACCGCAAGAACGATCAGAGCGCCGATCTGACCGGGCGCATCCTCGGCCGCCTCGCCGTGCTCGAGTCGCGCGACGGCATTCCCTCCAACGCCGCCGACAGTCTCGCCGATTTCTTTCTCGATCCCGCGACCTCCGATCTCGGTCATGTCGCCTCGAACTGCAAGGTCGACGAAGGCGTGCGCTTCGCCGATGACGGCGTCAACGAGACGGCGTTGCAGCTGTTCAATCCGCTCAACCCGCAGGTCACTGTCGCCAATGGCGTGCTGTTTCCAACCTATGAGGCGGCGCTGCGCATCAGCGTCGGGCCACAGACCGGATCGGTCAGTCTCGCGAGCTACACCTATCAGACCGTCGAATTCCTCAGGAAGCAGATGTCCCGAACGCGCATCCGCTGGGGAAATCCCTTCTTCGTCTGCACCAATTCGGCGTTCTGGCAGTCGGGTCGATATGACCCGGTGACGCATGTCTTCGCGCGCAACGGCGAAACATTCCAGATCGCCCCGGAGTATCAACAGGCGGCGCTCGTCCCCCATGTCTTCATCCGCATAACGCAGTTCTGGACCGACACCTACACAGAAGCCTACTGGGACATCAACAAGGAAAACTTCACCGTATCCGGCGCCTCCGTCGAAGAGACATTCCCGGTCGGTCAGGACATGTGGCTGCACTCGATCGCGCTGAGGTTCACCCAGCTCGACTCCTCCGGCGCGGTCACCATGGTTGTCTGCGAATGCACGTCGACAGGCGA